ATCATACTTAGATAACTTAATGACACTATCGTTTGACTATAGAAGAAACGAAGCAAAGATTAAATGGTTAGAAAGTAAAATAGAATCTGAAAAAGATGAATACAAACAAACTAAATATCAAATAGATATAGATGAATGTAGATTTGCAAAAGCTTCTATGGAAAAAGTTGCAAAGCATAGAATGAGAGAAATTAAAATGTGGTCTGGATTAAAGAAAGAATTTAACGATGGATCATTTAATGACAAAGATGTTAATCAGCATCAGTTAGAATCTTATGGTATGCAGTATGCTGAAAAAGCAAAACAGCTTACAGAAAATTCTTCTGACACTGATAAGTTTAATGTTCTAGGACAACTACAATCCTTACAGAGAATTAGAAAATCTGGTGAGTTAGAAAATAGTTACAAAGAGAAAGAACAAATTGAACAGCATGGAAAACCAAAATCTTAATTTTGATTTTGTATTTTTAGGTCAATCAATTTTAAAGTATCAGGTACCGTTAGATATTTTTTCTGCGATTAATCAAACATACGAACAAAACTTTCATAGACTAGCACCTGCTAATAAACAGTTAGTAGGTAAGATAGAGAATGAACATAGTTTGTTTTATAATGGTCAAGATCAATCTAAGATGAAGAACCATAATATGTTACCAAGAAATGTAACAAATTATTTTATGACTGTGTTTAAACACTATCTAGCGTTTAATAAAATTAGAGATTATGATACCCATCTTAATTCTATTTGGGTCAATGAAATGAAAGCACATGAATATAATCCAGCACATATTCATAGAGGTATGTTGTTTACAGGTCTGTCATCTGTAATGATTTTAAAACTACCCTCAACATATGGTATAGAATATTCTAATGCAGACATACCACAAAACGGCAGACTACAGATATTAGGAGCTAGTAATGGTCAGTTTGCTAAAATAGATTATCAACCACCAATGGACCTTAGAGATTTCTATGTGTTTCCATATGATATGAGACATTGTGTTTATCCTTTTAATGGAACGAATGAGACTAGACGAACACTAGCTGCAAACTGTGATGTACAGTTTGACCCTATTAGAAACAGAGGAGCTGTATAATGGATGGACAATATTTAGTTCGAGACGATCACATAGGTATATTTAAAAATTTTATGCCAGATCAATTGATAGAAGATTATATGGTTTACTTTAATAAATGTGAGCAACAAGGTGCAGTATATCCTAGACGGGAAGATGAGATGTTAGTATCTGATAATGCAATTGATACAATAAGAGATACCAATGTTGCAATGACTTATAACAACAAACCTTTTATAGATTTATTTTTTAAAGAAGTGTATCCTTTGTATGTTCAAAAATATTCTTATCTAAAAAAATTAGCAACACACAACATACTAGAAGTNAAAATACAAAAAACTAAAGTAGGTGAAGGTTATCATTTTTGGCATTGTGAGAATGCAGAAATGAAAGCAAGAAATAGAATACTAGCTTTTATGGTATATCTAAATGATGTAACAGAAGGTGGAGAGACAGAATTTTTATATCAAAAGTGTAGGTTTAAACCTGAAAAAAATACATTGCTAGTATGGCCTTCACAATTTACACACATTCATAGAGGCAACCCACCTCTATCAAATGATAAATATATAATAACGGGATGGATAGAATACGGATATTAATATGATAACAGAACCACGATGGAAATCTTTTATAGTAGAAACCACTACACCAATCTTTACACCTGAACAATGTAAAATGATTATTGAAGCTGGACATGCAGAGCCTAAACGAGATGCATCTGTTGGAGCAGGAGAAACAGGGATTAAGGGAGGAGTTGTAGATACTAAAACTAGAACTTCACACATTAGTTGGATACCTTTTTCTAAAATGACTGATATGTATAAAGACATAGAACGTATTATGAAAACAACTAACGGTAATCATTTTGGTTTTGATGGAATGCAGATAACAGAACTTGCACAGTACACAGAGTATCCAGAAGGAGGGTTTTATGATTGGCATGTAGATAATGATGTGAACATGGAACACGAACCACCTGTTCGAAAAATATCTATGACATGTTTACTTTCACCTGAGTCAGAGTTTGAAGGTGGAGATTTAGAATTAATGTCAGAAGGTAAGATTGCAAAACTTAAACAAGGACACGCAGTATTCTTCGCATCTTTTATAAGACACAGAGTAACACCAGTCATTAGAGGTCATAGAAAATCTTTAGTAATGTGGTTTGGAGGCACACCGTTTAAATAATGTTTAGAGATTTAGTTTTTCCAACACCTATCTATATTGCTGACATAAAACATCCAACTTTAAATCAACAGTTAGAACAAAATATTATTAATTGGTCTAATCAAGATAAGGGTGTAGTTAGAACAAATATAAAAGGTTGGCACTCAACAACAGACATGAATTTAAAACCTGAGTATCAAGATTTAGTAAACATGTTATACGAAGCACAAAGAACTATTTATGATCAAGAACATTTAGATAGCGAACCTTTTTTAGGTAATATGTGGGCCAATATAAATCCACCAGGTAGCATGAACCGTGCACACATACATCCAAACTCTTTATGGTCTGGTGTATATTATGTAAAAGCATCTGAAAATTCTGGTCAGTTAAAAATAGAAGATCCGAGATCAGTTGCATTAATGGTAAGGCCTAGAATGAAACAAGGTAAACCACCAAGAAGATTATGGAGAGAAGATAATTATGAGCCAAAGGCAGGAAGATTAATTATGTTTCCGTCTTGGTTAAATCACTGCGTAGATACTAATGAGTCAAATGATATAAGAATATCAGTAAGCTTTAATTTTATGCAGAAATGTTTTATGGTATAATATGTTTGAGATAAAGAAATATCAAGTTATCAAAAATGCTGTGTCGTATGAGCTAGCTAATTTTATACTTAATTACTTCCTACTTAAAAGAGATGCAGTAAGTTATATGTATCAAAACAACATACACTCACAGTCCCCGATCCTTGGAACATGGACCGATCAACAGATACCTAATACCTATTCTTGTTATGGTGATTTTGTAATGGAAACTTTATTAGTTAAAATGTTACCTGTTATGAAACAACACAGCGGACTAGATCTATGTCCTACTTATTCCTACGCTAGAGCATATAAAAAAGGTGATGAACTTAAAAGACATAAGGATAGACCTTCTTGTGAAATATCATGCACACTTAATTTAGGTGGTGACCCTTGGCCTGTATTTATAGATGGCACAGGAGCTGATAATGTTATCGATGAATACAAAAATATTCATAAACCTAACGCTCCGGCAGGCACTAAAGTCTTGCTTGAAGTAGGAGATATGTTAGTATATAGTGGCTGTGAACTCGAACATTGGCGAGAGCCTTTTGACGGGAACATTTGCGGTCAAGTATTTCTACATTATAATCATGTAAATGGCCCATTTGCTAGTAAAAACAAGTTTGATGGAAGAGCTAAGTTAGGTCTACCGTCAGGTGTAAAATAGTATTATAATGAGGTTATATGTTACAAAAACTAGGATTCCTACCAGGTTTCAATAAACAAGTTACATCTACAGGTGCTGAATCACAATGGACAGATGGAGAAAATGTTCGTTTTAGATATGGTACACCTGAAAAGATAGGTGGCTGGAACCAATTAGGACAAGATAAATTAACAGGTGCTACAAGAGGTTTGCATCATTTTGTTAATAAAAACTCTACAAAATTTTCATGTATAGGAACTAATAGAATTTTATATGTTTATTCTGGAGGTGTGTATTATGACATACACCCCTTAGTTAATCCATCAGGTACAACTTTATCAAATTGTTTTACTACAACTAATGGATCAAACACAGTTACAATAACTTTTCCTACTCCACATAGTTTTGTAGCAGGAGACATTATATTATTTAGTAATTTCTCAACCGCAACTAATTCTAATTATACAGCAACAGATTTTGATGACATAAAATATATGGTAACCAGTGTTCCATCAGACACGACTATTACTATTACAATGAATAATAATGAAACAGGTTCAGGTGCCACTACATCTGGAAGTGTTAAATTTTTTCAATACTATCATGTAGGACCAGCAGAACAACTTGGTGCGTTTGGTTGGGGTATCGCATTGTGGGGTGGTAATTTATTAGGAGCACTAACTAATACTTTAAACGGAGCTATTAATGCTACGTCAGGCGGAAACAATGGTTCTGCTACAGAAATTACATTAACTAATGCATCAGGTTTTCCAACTACAGGAACAAATCATATTTTAATAGGAACAGAAGAAATATCATATACAGGTGTTTCAGGAAATAAACTTACAGGTATAGGAAGAGGAGCAAGAGGAACTACAGCTACAACTCATTCTAATGGTGCAACAGTAACTAACTCTTCCGGTTTTACTGGATGGGGTTCAGCTGCAGCCAACACCGACCAAGTAATTGATCCTGGTCTATGGTCCTTGGATAATTTAGGAAGCACTTTAATTGCCTTAATACATAATGGTGAATGTTTTGAGTGGGATGGTGATGCAACAAATGCAACAGCGACAAGAGCAACTATTATAACTGGTGCACCAACAGCGTCACGTGATATGTTAGTGTCAACACCCGATCGTCACTTAGTATTTTTTGGAACAGAAACAACTATTGGTAACAAAGCAACACAAGATGATATGTTTATAAGATTTTCTTCTCAAGAAAATATTAATGACTATACACCTACAGCAGAAAATACTGCTGGTACACAAAGACTGGCCGCCGGATCACGGATCATGGGTGCTAAACTTGGTAGGAATGCAATTTATGTTTGGTCTGATACATCGTTATTTACTATGAGATTTGTTGGTACTCCTTTTACATTTGCTTATGAACAAGTAGGTACTAACTGTGGATTGATAGGACAGAACGCAGCTGTTGAAGTTGATGGTGCTGCGTACTGGATGTCTGATAATGGTTTCTTTAGATACACTGGTAAACTAGAATCTATGGACTGTTTGGTTGAAGATTTTGTTTATGATGATCTTAACACTTCATCTAATCAATTGGTTTATTGTGGTATTAATAACTTGTTTGGTGAGATTACTTGGTTTTATCCAACAGCTACATCAAACAATGTTAACAGAGCCGTTACTTATAGTTATCTAGACTCAACTGCTAAACGACCTATATGGTTTACAAATGCAAATAGTTTATTTCCTAGAACAACTTGGGAAGACTCAGCAGTATTTGGTTTACCTCATGCAACTAAATATAATGCCGGTGATGATGCATCGTTTGATGTAAGAGGTAATACAGACGGTATAACAATATATTTTGAACATGAAACAGGGGTTAATCAACAAGAAGCAGCAACAGCTGCTGTTGCAATTCCAGCAAACATTACATCTGGAGATTATGATATTACACAAAAAGTTATAAGAGGGGCCGCTACAAACATGGCTGACCTCAGAGGTGATGGTGAAAACATTATGAGAGTAAGTAGAATTATTCCTGACTTTATATCACAACAAGGAAATGCTATTATACAATTAGATTTAAGA